CTGTGCTCCGTAAATCCATGAGAGCCACAAGCAAAACAATGTGTCTGTCCATCTGAATAAATAGCTAGGTTATCCCTGCCTTTGTCTTTGCCCTGCTTTGCACAGTCGGGGCACTGTTCCTTACGGACTAATTCGTTTTCCATTTTAACTCCTCTCTTAATGTAAAAGGGCTACCAAAATAGTAGCCCCAAGATTATAACCTATCTTTAAAAATCAGATTGGTCGTAATCCTCACTTCCGCCTTCGGCCTTCTCATCAACCCTTACCCTCTCAAGATAAGTATAAGCATCATAAGGTGCCTTACCTTTCTTGACTAACATGGTTACTTTATCACCAAACAATGAAACATGAGTTGCATCCACTGCCTCTTTATCAGAATTAAAGACCTTAGGTTGCCCAAAGTCCACTTTACGCTTAGAAGTGATTTGTGTTTTACCATCATAATCCTTGACGGCCAAACCGTTAATCTCTGCTAGCTTCTTACCTTCCTTGTCCAAGGCTATTGTAAGTGTGTACTTACTGTTGCCCATGAATAAGTCCGGTGTTGTGAGTTTATTAAATACTACCTCACCTGTGAGTGATATATATTCGCTCATGTATTGCTCCTTTATAGTTAACATTCCTGCCCAATGGCTGGGCTACCTAGCGGTTAATACCACTAACAGTGCATTAAGAAAAAATGGAAGTAAAAACCTAACACACTCTTAGTAATACTAAGACTTACTATGTTTGTATACTAATAGTAAATAATACTATTGTTCTTCATAGTAACTAACTTAGATATTGTACCAGCAATTCAAAGTTATGCAATTAAAATAATGGCTCATATTCTATTCCTTTGTCGATTAATTCTTGGAAATAATTAGCCTTAGATTTGTAGAATTCAGCATCATCAAGCCTGTCTTCAAAGTCAGCATCGTGCTGTAAAAAACGGAGCCGTTTAAGCTCCGCCCATACATCTACTAAGTTGGTATCAATCATTTAATATCTTTAATCCTAGGCTCCCCTAAGCCTACCATATCTGGTGTAATACCATTATCCAGCATGTATTGTATACCAGCATCATCAAATACCCGCATGCCTACATGCTCCAAGGTATTCATTAAGCTTTGATTATCATGTTCCTTGGCATAGTCTCTGCCTTTCATGTATTCGACAGCGTATTCCATACTGTCGGCCTCACCATGCTCATTAACATGACCGTTATCCTCGCACCACATCATATATTCTTTAATTTTCATCTCTGCTCCTTACTTTAGTTATCATTTGTTGTAGTCTTCCTATTTGTTTATCATCTTCCCATTGGGTGTTAACATTTAATAGGAAATCTTCAACCTCATCTATAATTTCACTAAGTTTAGCTATTTCTATTCGTGAATCGACATGTTTTGCAATCATTTTTTCACATCTTGATAAATCACGCCAAAGGGACTCTATTTCTTCTTTGAGTGCGTCATTGTCTTTCTTTAAGGTCCTGTTAATTTTTAACGCCTCATCATTGAAATGCTTATTATTATTTGGGTTAGGCATTTTCTTCCTCCCTTTCAAGTGCCTCTTTTAAGGCCTCCTGCTCATCAAAATGATTTACAAGTTTATCACGCATTGCCTCTTCTAATTCCTTAGTAGGCGCATCTATTATTATTTTGTCCATAAAATTAGGCATTACTTACCTCCATTTAATCTGGCATCTAGTAAAGCAAACTCAACATCTTCTCTGCTGGGCTGGCCTGTATTTAATGCATCAGCTATAATATTATTAATATCTTCCTCAACTAGTCTTAGTTGCTCAATCTTTTCGTCAATATCCTTGCGTAAAGCTCTTTTAACTCTACCTTTCCTTGATACCTGCTTTTCTAAAGCCTCAAGCCAAGTTTCATTGCCATACCGATTACGCCATTCTTCACTCTTCTTCATCGTCACACTCCCTGTTAATTATATTTAAGTTATCTGCACGCCACTGTTGACGCATTTTTGCCCTGTAAGCGAAAAGAGCTAACCCTTCTCTAGAGGTCATTATATACCCATCTCTGTTATATATAGGACCATTTTTAGTTAAAATCTTACCATCCTCCCATTCTGCTTTAAATTGAATACCGCCAATCACCTGCGTGGGCTTGTTTTCCCAGTCTAAGGGCACAAGATACCTGCCACCAGTCTTTTTAGGACCAAACACATCCTCTGGCTTAGAACAACGCCTAAGCCTGCTGTAACATCCCACATAGCTCATTCCTGTGGCCTTCATTACATCAGCAATGGTTGCCGTTGAGCCATCGGATAGTGTGTATACCTTATTTCTAGTATTCATCCTCTGCTCCGTAACCTGCTACGATTACCCACATTCCTAGAACGGGACCGCTGTTTCTGGAGCTGTTCCAATCTTAGTACCAGTTTCTCTGTTTCAGTTATAGCATGCACTACCTGTGCTGGGGTATTTTTTAAACTATTAAACATCGTCTTCCTCCTCAAATAATTTGTTAATCCTGTCATTTTCGTCTAGGAAAAATGGCACAAAAGCCGTTGCTAATGCAATGACAATCACACATAAAATAAATATATCAAAAATAATTGCATTTAACATTATTCTGCCTCCTGTGGCTCTAAATCGGACCACTCACCACAATGTGAACACATCCCAATACCATCTGGGCAATCTGTGTACACTGGCTCATGACAGCATGTGCTGTATCCAAATACCTCAAAATTACTAGTTAATAATTCTCTAAACATTTTCTACCTCCTTTCCATTTTTAATAATAAATTTCTTTCCAACGCTGTGCGAGTCAACATTGCCATCCATATCATAATGAATGTGCACATCATCAACATCTAAATCAAAATTATAACCCGCCAACTCGCTAGCTAATTTCTTAATTTCATTGTACTTAGCGGTGGTGCCGTCAATGTCACGCCAGCTAATTAAACTGTGGACCTCTTCGATGTGCCCCATCCATTTTTGAATAAACCCATCCCGATTTAATGTAATCATTTTTCCAGACCAGTTTTTATATTCGTTAGTTTTTTCTTTTTTTGGCATATTGCCTCCTTTGATTAATGTACCATTATTTTAGCACAGCTCATATTGACCTGTCAACCCCAAAACTGCAAATAAATGGAAAATAGTTCCCAAACCCTATAAACAGGGGCCCAAATCTTCGATTGTAGGGACTATTAGACCTATGGGTAGGGCTATGCCTTGCCTAATATGGCCTCTGCGTGGTATTCACTAACCATCTGGCCCGTGGTTAACTTACGATTGCCAGTGTTACCCGCCACATAATGGCACCAGCTATTCCACCAGTAAGCGGTGCCCTTTTGCTGGGTCATGCTCACATAGGCTCTAATCTTTTTAAGCTTAGATTCTGGTTTAAGGGTTTTGGGCAATGCTACTTGAGATTGTTTCCAGCCTAGGCGGGTTAAATTATGACTATCAATGCAGGCAATATTAAAGCCTAATAGCTGTAATAGAAATGCACTTTTAACCATGCCTAAATTGGGCGTGTCGTAAACATAAAGCAGGGCATTTGATATGTTTTCTACATCATCAAGGCCTATGCTAGCAAAACGGGTTAACTCTTCAAATATGGCAACCTTGTTAGCTGTGACAAATTCGAGACCGTCACGCTTGAGACCGTAATTTAAATGTCTACATGCTGGGCCCTGCTCCGCTACCTCTGCCATTTTATCTGCTAGACCTTGCAGGGGTTGCTGTATTGATAGTAAAGTAAAACAGTAGCCATTAATCATGGCCTCTGGGCTGGATAATAAATAATCTGCTATCTTTTTATTGTCTGTTTTGTACATGTAACACCTCTTAGTTTAGTTACCTAAAAAGCCCCAATTAAGGGGCTTAGTAGGGCAGGCCTAGGGCCTAGTAAATGTTACCGTCTCTTTGCAAAAATGCCTCTTCTGCCATCTCTCTTTCATAGTCCGCCTCAATCATAGCGTTGTCTTCGATTTTCTCTGCTACCCAATCTGCAATCTCTTGAAGAGTGGCAGGGCTTGAGTAAGTGCCGCCCATGTTGTATGTTATATCCTGACCGTTAAACTGGCAGATTGTCACTTGCTCTGCAATTTCATTAGTTAGCAGGTGAGCTCCCATGTTAACAATCGTTCTCTCATTGGGGTGCATTCTGCTCCTCGATAAGTTCATTTCAATCTTAAAGATAACACCAATATTCTGGTCCAGTGGTAGGGTAGTTCTATTCATATATTCTTTCATGATTTACCCCCTGTTAAAAACTCATGCCAGCAGGCAGAAGAGCAACAGCCGGTATCATATCTCATAGGCTCTGGACCCTTGCCAAAACCTGTAGGCTGGCCACAGGTAAAGCATTCAGTAGTATTATCATCATAAATGAGACCTGCAATAACGCCTGACGGGTCCCTGTCTGCTAGCCCTATTAAGGCCTGTTCTAGTTGTTTTTGGTTCATTGTATTCCTTTTTATTATTGTCTGGCTCTCAAGGGGGCCAAACTTGCCCTGTTTTCACCTAAAAGGCCCCAATTAAGGGGCTTGTTAGGCTGGGCTGGTTTAAGGCCTAGTTTGGGTATAGGTTGCGTTTCCAATCATGCTCCCCGTATAGTATGCCATCGGCTAGGTCATACAATATCTCGTTAATGCCAGCGTCAGTAAAGCCACCACATGAGCTCTCATCATTCTCATCATGCTCTTCTTGTTCAACTAATTCAAACTCAAGCTTAGGCCTGAAATCATCTGTCATATGCACATAAACTAAGCATGTTAACTTGTCCCTAACTGGCATGCTCTTCTCGTTTGACCTAAGCGATATATAAGCCACTTTAAATGGCTTTTTAGGCACCAGCCAGTCCATGCCATATAGTGGCTCAATTAGCTTATCATGCGTATGCTCTTCAAATGACATCATGTCTACTGTTACTATCGTATCGTTTATTAGTGTTTTCATTTTAATATCCTCTATTGGTTGTTGTAATCAAATAACAGGCCATCTGCTTTCATTTGGGCCATGTGCTCTTTTTTCTGTGCCTTGATACTTTCCATATCTGGGCCCCAGAATTCCATCTCTATGCTATCACCTCTGGCCTCTGCTTTAGCTAGTGGCTTGAGTAAGTAGTTGCCGTTTAGTGTCTCTATTAGTGCGTATGCTAACTGTCCAGTCCTAGTTTCCACTGACTTGATTGCGTCTGCTAATTGGTTTAAGTTGTTCATTTTGTGTGCCTCCTCGGCAAGTGCTGGTAGATTCCAGTGCCTGTAGTATGACAGCCATTGATTAGGATGTCAAGAACTATTTGTAATTGGGTCAGTATAAAACATTGTCCGCCTCTGTTATTAAGTCTAAGGATGTATAAAATCACGACATCCATCCCAGATATAAATTCCTATCCCATCCCATCCATGATTCCATCCCCGCTACAGGCCCCGCCACGCCTAGCCTGCGTACTGGTCCAGTTATCCATGAATATCCCACATCTGGACCCATAGGACCGATTGTTTGCTCTCATCGTGTGTCTGGGAAAAGCGGCGGCGGAGCGAGGTACCCCACCCCTTTGTCAAAATTTCTCCATGAGCCGAAGGGACCTGTAAATAAAATTGTTATTTTTACGATAGTCCACGCATAACCCAGAATTTCGGGCACAATGATTCCCAACTAGGGTTGCATTACTGTTTTTTTCTGGTATAATATTGTTTATCTTGTTAGTTAAATGTAACTAATACATACCTAGTAAGTCAAAGCAAACATTGAGTTATATCAGTAGTATATATAACCTTAAATTTAAAAACTTTGAACATACTAGGAATATAAGAACAATCTATTTTATTTTTATGGTATAATTATAGCTATGGCAAACAAAGGTGAAATTTCTGTAGACTCTGAAGAAGAGATTAGAGAAATAGAGAAGGAATTAGAAGAGGAATTACGATATGCGGTAGCATCAGCTAAGGGTATTGTACCAGCAGATGCTGTAATTAAGCTTGAGCGTAAGATAGGTAGACCTACGGGTGGCCTCTCTGCAGAATCTAAGGCAGCAGGTGGTAAAAAGTCTAGAATCAAACGAGGACAGACATATAAGCCTACTAATGACGATTACTCTAAAGTAGAGGAAATGGTTACTATAGGATTAGACCAACATACTATTGCTAAAGTTATGGGTATTAGTAATGCGACCCTGACTAAATATTTTATGCACAATTTACTAGTAGGTAAAGACAAGAGAACTGCACGAGTTGCAGGCGTTGCCTATGAAATGGCTGTTAGTGGTGAAAGCCCTAGTATGACTACGTTTTGGTTAAAGACGCAGGCAGGCTGGAACGCTAAGCACCATGTTGTTGTAGAAGATAGACAGTTTGATATACAATGGGCAAGCAATGAGACTGATATTGCAGATGCTAACCAAGTACAAATACTAAGAAACAAAGACGATAAGGTACACTAGACTCTATGGTAGAGGAGAGAAAACCTATAGTAATACCCTATACACCTAGGGAATTACAAAGACATTTACACAACAACCTTGCAAGATTCAATGTTGTTGTATGTCACAGAAGGTTTGGTAAGACTGTATTTGCGGTCAACGAATTAATTAAGTCAGCAGTACAGGATATAGGTACTGGTAAAAGAGCACCTAGGTATGCATACATAGCACCCTTATTTAAGCAGGCTAAGACAGTTGCTTGGGATGAACTAAAGAGACTATGTGAAGTATTTCCTGATATAAAGTTTAATGAGGCCGAACTAAGAGCCGATTTCTTAGGAGCCAGAATACAGTTATATGGTGCAGATAATTACGATACACTCAGGGGAATTTATCTAGACGGAGTTGTACTAGACGAATTTGCCCAGATGAACCCTAAGATGTTCTCTGAGGTAGTAAGACCAGCACTATCAGATAGAAAAGGCTATGCCATATTTATTGGCACGCCAAAAGGAAAAAATGATTTTTATGACCTATACCACACGGCACCTCAAAAGAAGGGCTGGGCTAGGTTCTTATTTAAAGCAAGTGAAACGGGGATATTAGATGATGAAGAATTGGAGCTTGCTCAGCAAGACATGGCTGAAACTGAGTTTGAACAAGAATATGAATGCTCTTGGTCTGCTGCACTTAGAGGTGCATATTATGCTAAGGAAGTTGAAGCAGCGTATGATGAGGATAGGGTTGGTAAAGTCCCTTATGACCCGTCTAAACAAGTAGTAACCTGCTGGGACCTTGGGGTCTCAGATGCAACTTCAATTTGGTTTGTACAGTTTGTAGGTAAGTCAGTACACATTATAGATTATTATGAAAACTCAAACGAAGGTTTGCCTCATTATATAGATGTACTAAATAAAAAAGATTATAATTATGGTGCACACATAGCACCTCACGATATTGTAGTTAGAGAATTTTCTACTGGTAAATCAAGACGTGACCTAGCATATGACTTAGGCATTGATTTTCAAGTAGCACCAAAATTAAAGGTAATGGATGGTATAGATGCTACTAGAACCTACTTAAACAAATGCTGGTTTGATGAAGAGAAAACCAAAAGAGGCTTAGAAGCATTACTACAGTACCGCAGTAGTTA